GTTCTCCCCGCGTAGGAATACCTACGTCGCCGTTAGGCGATCCACCCGAGTTTTCGTCTGAGGACTCGGGGCCTCACAGATGACGTGAAGTCGAACGCAAGATCGTTTCCGATATTGCGTAGGCCAGCCATGACGCAGGCAGCTCCAATTGATGAAATATCATCGGATTGGGAAAGTGTCGAACACTTAGCTGTCTTACTTTCGAGCCTTTGTAATCTACGATTCCATCGGCTGTAAGTATTGATAAAGGCACTATGGAATACGACGCCCTCTGAAGGATAACTCCTTCTCGGGATGCGTCTCCGCAGCTTCTTTTCAATAAAGTCACGTATGGACTGAGCACTTCTCCACAAACCTTTCAGATATAACTGATTGGAATGCTCGGAAAGACTCATTACTTCATTCATCGTCAACTGCGAGTTGAGGCGTGAAGGGTCTACACGGAAATATGACGGTTTTACATCATACCCGTTATAGTAGTCCCCTCCACAAGACTCACGAAAATGAGACTTGTGAAACGATTTGTTTACGTTAACTTTAAGCCCAAAAGCTTCAAGTTCCTCAACTACATCTGCGAGCCATGCACACGGAACGATAATATCGTCACCGTAGACATGAAGGTACCGAGATAGATTCTCGATACTCTTGCTAGATGGACGGATCCCTAGCTTTTTGTGAACTGCGCTCTGGATAAGAACGTAGAACACTAGAGCTTCGATAGGAAAGCATAAAGCTGAACCCATCGAGGCGAATTTGTTCAATTGAACAATATCGCCAGAAGGGATTTGCGCAGTTTTTGATCGACACGCCAGGATCGACGGTAAGAAGATCCCGGAGTCTGCGAAGATCAGCTCAACTAGTTTTAGAGAAACTCTATCGCTAGCCTCGCTAAGATCTATAGTAGCATATTGTCGATCAATCGACGCAACTCTAGCCGACTCTCGATTGATTGATTGGTCCGTGAAATGTACGGAGTTCCTCGTAAGAGGGTTTCTTTCCAACCACGGAACCAACCAGCGCATGATACCTTGCTGCATATATTGCATATGAGAAGGTTCAATTGCAATCACTCGAGGAGTTTTTAAGGTCTTGGGAACAAAAACCACCCTGACGGGTGGCTCTTGAGCTTCACTTAAAAACTCAAGCTTCCAAGTCCTCAGGTCATATTCGCGAGCAGACGCATAGCGTCTGCCCTGGAACTGACCTCCGTGTCCATCATCTCTGATGGCACGCCGAGAAGCTGGAGGTCTTCCTTCCGGAAGACAGCCCTCAGGGCCAAAGGTCGTCCGAACTCGCGTTCGAACTCCGATTGGAACTGAGGATTCACATCCTTCTTTTCGGTCCGAGGGACCGATGGAGTGAAATTGGGCGTGCGTAACGTCTGATTCATTTCCATTTGTCCTTCGAGAGTTGGAAAACCATCCCGCATTTGGAATGGTGTGCCAAGAGGCTGGGAAGTAGGGCTCTGCCCTGATAGGCCACGACCGGATAAGATTTCTCTCATTACGGAGATATCTCTCTGCCGTGGCCCCAGGTCCATGGAAGCAACTAGGTAGTTTACGATCATAGCTACGGCCAATAGACCGAGCAATGATAGAAGCCACCCTAGTAAGATGTAGACTAATGTTTGCATCAAACTGACTTTCATGATAAGAGAGCTCTAAGTCGGTCCTGACATACTGCAATTCCGCCTTCCTTTCGCGCTCAGAAGAGCACGGAAGGAGTGCTTTCTTGTAGTATCGCGATATCTGCCGTATCAAGTAGATACAGTCGACATCGCAGTCAGGCTTTAGAGAGCCATCATCTTCGAACACTTTGCGCATGAAACCCGAAAGAAATTTCGGGAGACATCCCTTGCTCCTTCTCGCAAAAGCTTTGAAGTCGCTTGGAATTGCAAAACCACGCTCAAGTGCGGCCTCAAGACCGTCACAAAAGCTTGGCAGAGTGATTGTCAGAAATGACAACCCCTCGTGTTCGACACGTGATTGGATATAATCCAAATCACGCGTGGCGCTCAGTGACTGCTGTTCTGCTGACTCAGTCAACAGATTAGCAAGGAAGCATATTCGGTAGTTCAAGACTGATCCTCCTATAAGAAGGTATCAATCACCGCTACCATGCAATCAATGCTATTAAGTCGAAATTCGCTAGAATTCCGACCCAAGGAAACGTGCCATCTGACCACCACCGGTGAGCCAGAGGGTCAGCGCGTCCTTGTAATAGCCGAGATCCGTATCCGAGAATCCCCATTTCGGCTCATCAATTACGATGTAAACCGAAGTGGAAATATCTTGGTTAACGGCAGTGAGGGGATCAGCCGCGATCTTAGAGACCGTGAGCCGAGCCTCGCGACGGAAGCGTTTGGCAGTTGAATTCTGCTTAATCGTCATAACCGTCTTGCCGTCAGCGCTCGTAAAGACGCCGTCCGTAGTACCGAGTTTGGTACGGGGCAGCGAAGTTGCGACAGCGTTGATTGTCACTGACTGCGGATCTGCAAACATGGTAGAGCTCCTGTATTTAACGTCTCACGACGTGAGGCAATAGCCTTTACGGCAATACGGGATTGTATTACCGAAGTTCAGAATCGTCCAGCAGAAGATGGCATCTGTGAGTAACCTAAAGCACCCAGAATGGCTGCTTGTCGGAAATTCATATTATCCATATTCACGCTAGGACTGAAGGGGTCTATCAAAGCGCGTTCTTTCGTCTCATTGACGAGTTCGGCGATAAGATCGACAGACGCTGGTGCACCGCTGGGAGTCCAAAGACTAGCAGAGGTGATACGTGTCACTTTCCTTTGAACGTGACGCATAACGAATGCGTAGTTAGACGCAAGTCTTTCCGCGACAGTGAAGTCAATGTTTTCAATGACATCACCTACATTCGTAAACCAGTCAGCCAGCCAGGTCCAAGGGATTGCATTCCATACTACAGCTGGAGAGGGGTACGCTCCGTAGATTCTAAGAATCTGCTTTGCGCGCCACTTCCAGTCTTTAGGTCCGGGAGGCAACCAATACTTGAACTGGCCGACGGCCCAAATCTTCTCCGAGACCGAAAGGTTATCGGTGAATGTTGGGACGCCGTTATACACTTGGGTAACTAGACCGACGCCTACATCGTAGGTATCGCCGGTAATAGGACCCTCCTGTATGTTTGGCCCCCCGCCACTCATAGATATTCTACGAGTGACGGGACGTCCTTCATCACGGATTAATTGGTCAAGTTTCTGCTTAAGCGTCAATGTAGTAGACACAAAGTCTTGTACATCGTGCAGAAGCGGAAGCCAGCCAAAGTTGACTGCTAAAAAGTAGTCAGCCCAGGCTTTGCCATCTCGATACTTAAGTATTCTAGGCTTAAGGGATCGAGGGACTTCGCGGAGTTCAAAAAGTGCGTTTGCAAGGGACATACTTGGCCTATCAGGCCTCATACGGTTCCAAGCCTCTGCACCATAGTCCTCCGCTTTCCAATTAAAATCCGGGTAGGGCCCATTCCAGGTTTGCGAAAACGCATACTGGTTTGGGTATCCTGAACGTAACTGCGCTTGCGGATACGTCCAGATTGATGAACCTGGGACACCAACTGTGAGAACAGTCGGTGGCCTTCGACCTCCGTTACGGACGACTCTAAAATAGCCGCCACCAACGTAGGTACCATCAACCCGCCGCCGTCCTCCAGCATCCCAAAGTTCCTCAGTCAAATCTTCGACTGTACGAACTCTGTGGCGATGGAAGATAGCCAATGAAGTACTCCTTATTCTGACAGTGTTTCCACTGAGCCGTGGCGCTCCCTAGGGAGCG